AAGACACTTCGTGGTGGTGCTAACTTCCTAGTATGCTCACCTGACGTAGCAACTATCCTCGAGTCCATCCCAGGCTATGCAGCTGATGGTGATGGTACAAAGATGAAGTTTGCAATGGGTGTAAGTCGTGTTGGTAGCTTCGCAAGTCGCTTCCAAGTCTACAAGAACCCATACATGACTGAAAACGTCATCTTGGTTGGTTTCCGTGGAAATAACTTCCTCGAAACCGGTGCTGTGTATGCTCCATACATCCCACTCGTTCAAACTCCATTGGTATACGATCCAATCAACTTCACTCCACGCCGTGGTGTGATGACTCGTTATGCCAAGAAAGTAGTCCGCCCAGAATTCTACGGCAAGATATATGTTGCTGACTTAGATCAAGTCTAATTCATAATAACATAGTTTAATCAACGACCCTCACAGTAAAATGTGAGGGTTTTTTATTGCGTTTTTATCAAAATTCAAGATATTTATGGTAAGGTATGAAAAGTGGTATATACAAAATAACAAATATAAAAAACGGCAAATTTTACATTGGGTCATCAAAAAATATAGACAGACGGTGGTGGGAACATATAAATGAATTAAATAAAAATATTCATATAAATAAAAAGTTACAAAACTCATGGAATTTTTACGGAAAAGATAATTTTAAATTTGAAATAATTGAAGAATTAAAAGATGAAAAACTGTTATTGGAAAGAGAACAATATTATTTAGATACATTTCAACCTTATAGAAATAACATTGGTTATAATATTGCATTACAGTCTTCTGGTGGTGACAATTTTACGCATAATCCAAATAAAGAAACAATAAGAAAACAATTATCAGAAATGTATTCTGGTGAAAATAATCCTATGTTTGGCAAAAAACATACTAATGATAGTATTATAATTCAAAAACAAAAATCCTCATGCAGATTTACTTTAAATTGGTTTATTGAAAAATATGGAATGGAAATTGGAACTATAAAATATGAAGAAAGAAGAAATAATTTATCATCAAGAAAAATAAATTATTGTTATGATAATAAAAAAACAGGTAAAAAAACAGGACCAATGAGTGAAAGTAGAAAAACAAATATTTCCGTTTCAAAAAATCATATCAAAAAAATAAAAAATGAACTGTATTCAGACCTACGTTCTGATCAATATACAATTAAAGAACTTTCAATTAAATATAATTTAAGCGGAACAACTATAAAATATCACAAACGAAAGGTAAAATTATAACATATTTATATGTTATATGAAACTTAAAGAGATTCTTAGTGAGATACAAAATCCTCCTACGCCAATGAAATTGGTTACTGATGTGGCAATTACTCCTAATTTAAAATATCATTTGGACCACAATCTCACACTTGAAGAAAACGTATTCAGAACATATAGTGATGCGTATTTTGAATTAATAGAAGAAATTCGTAAGTTATATGAACAAGATTTAATCGAATTAAACGATGATGATGTAGATTTGGTTGAAAGTGATTTGGGAGAAATTGCTATATTTGAAGGCAGAGAAGTTTATTTAGATGCCCCGATTGAAGAAGAAGACGATGAAACGTTAATCAATGAAGTAAAACATAGAGGTAGAAATGTAAAATTAAATAGACCGTTTAGAACTCCAGGCGGTCCAAAGAAATTTTCTGTTTATGTAAAAACAAAAGGCGGAAGAATTAAAAAAGTATCATTTGGTGATCCTAAAATGAGAATACGTGCAAGTAGTGCTGCTCGTAGAAAAAGTTTTAGAGCAAGACATAGATGTGCTCAAAAGAAAGATCGAACCACCGCTGGTTACTGGAGTTGTCGTAGTCATCGTATTCGTAGTTTAGGAACAAAAAGCAAAGGTAAGTATTGGTAATATGTCAGAGTTTCCATTTAAAGAAACACATTTAAATGATAATTTATATCTAAGAGAATTTGAAGAATCGGTAGATATTGACGATCTTGAATGGCATAGAGATAGAGAGGACAGAATTGTTGAAATTATTGGTGAAACTGATTGGAAGTTGCAGATGGATAATGAACTTCCTAAAATTATGATAGGTAAATTTTTTATACCAAAAGAAACTTGGCACCGAGTTATAAAAGGAACAGGTGAATTAAAAGTCAAGATAACAAAACTATAGAATCGGATTATAATTATAATAAATCTAATTGTTTATATATTTATTATATATGGCATTTGACCCTACCACAATAAGATGGCCTGGCAGTGGAAGCGCAGTTAATTTAACTACGGTTCCGTTTGGTTTTTATTTGACCGAAACCAATAACACCGGAAGTATTGGAAAATTTGAATATGATTGTGAAAAAAGCGCCGAGTGGGCAGCAAAAAGATTGGGGTATCCGATCATTGATGTAGAATTAAAAGATATTAGCTTTTATGCATGTTTTGAAGAAGCTGTAAGCGAATATGGTGCTCAAGTAAATCAATTCAATATCAGAAATAATTTATTAAATTTACAAGGGTTAAATACTACAGACAATCCAAATATTACAGGTAAAAACATACAAGGTTCAGGTCTTCCATTTGTTGTAAAATTGTCTCGTCAATATGGAAGCGAAATTGATGTAGGCGGAGATGTTCCTGTAAAAAGAGTTCCTGTACATCTTAAAAAAGGTCAACAAAACTACGATTTAAATCAATTAATTGAATGTGAAAGAGAATGTGGAAACAAAGTAGAAATCAGAAGATTATTTCATGGTCCTGCCCCTGCATTTGCTCGTATTTATGACCCATTCAGTATGACTGGTATGAGTTATAGTAATATATTAAATGAAATGGGATTTGCCGGTTATAGTCCTGCTACTCAATTCTTGATGACTCCGATCTTTGAAGATTTATTAAGAGGGCAAGCAATTGAATTCAATGATATGGTCCGTAAGAGTGCATATAGTTTTGAAATAACAAATAATCAATTAAAAATTTTTCCAATTCCAACATATGACCATGATGCTTACGTTGAATATGTGGTAGAAAAAGATAAGTTTAATAGTGCAGTTTCTCCTGCTGGAAATTATGATGAAGTCAGCGATTATAGTAACGCTCCCTATCAAAATGTAGTTTATAACAAATTAAATGCCGTTGGTAAACAGTGGATTAAAAAGTATTTCTTAGCATTATGTAAAGAATTATTGGGTGCAATAAGACAAAAATATAACATTGTGCCTATTCCAGGCGGAGAAGTTACTTTAGATGGTGGAGAATTAAGAAACGAAGCTCAAACAGAAAAGGAAGCATTAATTACTCAATTGAGAGAAAATCTTGAAGCGACAGGCAGAACTGCTTTGATGGAAGCAAAAGCTACTGAAGCTGAAAAAATGAGAGATACGTTGCGATCCGTTCCACTTTTAATTTACGTAGGATAATTTATGGGATTATACGGAAGATATTTTAGTTCAAGAGACCTCGCTTATATAAACGGCATAAACCGTGAATTAAACGAGGATTTAATCCAAACATTTGTTGTATTATTTAAGATTGCCGCATCTGAAACTAATACAAATGTATATGGAGAAGCTGGGTCAGAAGGTAAGAGTTTTTATCCAGGCATTGAAATTAATGCTTTAATAGATAGAACAGATCCAACAACAGACGATGAAGGATTTGGGCCCGACAGAGACCAAACGGTTGTATATAAATTTAGAGAACTGGATTTAAAAGAAGCTAATTTTTATCCAGAAGTTGGTGATTTGATATTTTTTAATGATCGTTATCATGAAATTGATAATGTGGTTCAAGAACAATTCTTAGGCGGACAAAGTGATAATTCACTTAGTATAATTTGCAATACTCATTATAGCAGATTAAGTAAACTCAACTTGGTCAACAGACAATACTAATTATGTCGTGGAAAGGTAATACAAACAATCCAGTCCCAACTAACGAGGACAAAACGCAAGAAAATAAGTATTTTACAAATACTACAAATCGTGCATTTGATGTTCGCCGTGACCAAGACTCAAAGAAAAATTTTACAATATCATTATTAGATATTGACACTGCGATTGTCAAATATATTGAAGATGTAATCAATCCAACTATAATTGATGCGGGCGAAAATATTAAAGTTCCAATTATATACGGAAATCCAGAAAAGTGGAAATCTGCCAAAGTTGATGGTTATCTACGTGACAATCAAGGCAAAATACAATTGCCTATCATAATGTTCAAACGAAATTCATTTTCTAAAAATGAAAGCATGATGACATTAAATCGTTATCTTTCATATCCAGTATTGACAAAATTTAACGAAAAGAATAAATACGATAAATTTAGTGTATTAAATCAAACTGTTGCTCCTGTTAATAGTGTATATAGTTTATCTCTACCAGACCACGTAAAGGTAGAATATGAATTCATGGTATGGACCGAATATATCGAACAAATGAATGGTGTTTTAGAAAAAATTAATTATGCCAGTGAAGATTATTGGGGAGACCCACAGAATTTTAAGTTCAGAGTCAGTGTAAATGATTACACTAATACATCAGAAAGTCCTTCAGAAAAGGATAGAATTATACGTTCTACATTTAATTTGACTGTATATGCATATTTGTTGCCTGAGAGTTTTGAAGATAGAAAAAAGACTGTCCAAAAATATTTGACTCCTAGAAAAATAAGCATAACTGCCGAATTGGTATCTGGTGCTCAAATGAAGGAAGTCAATAAAGACGTTAAAAAGAATAGTTATAGTAATCCAACAAATCCTTATTATGATATAAATCCAATATCATCAGATAATGATGTTTGGAGATTCCCTAAACCTGCCATTGTAACAGAGAAATCAACCACTGAAGGTGGTCAAGTTTTAGAAAAAATAAGAGCAAGTTATGCCGCTTTAATTGTTCAACAAACGATGGATTCAACCGGCCTCGTTCCTACAAGTTCCTGTTGTCCTATTTGGCACCCAGCACCATCTACACCAAATGATTATGGAGAAGAAGGTTGGATGGCATATGATGGAGATTATCATTATATATACGTCGGCGGCAGATGGTTGAGACAAGATATTGCACGATGGGTTAGTTAGTGTTATTTTGCATTAATATCTTTCGATTATATATTTATATATATTATAAATCTAATCACGTATACATATGGCATATCCCAATGACAATAAGTTAAATGTAATAATTGCACAAACAAGTGCGAGTGCAGATGGAACAGGAAAATTTCCATTTACAGAGAGAATTATAAGCGGAAGCAATTTGTTTATAATTACTAATACTTCAGGCGAATTGATCGGTAGCACATCTATTCCTTCTGCTACATTTGATAATTTGTTAGTCACAGGAGCAATTACTGCGAGTATAATAAGCGCAAGCACCGCGTTAACTTCAGCAGCAGCAACCTTTACTGGTCCGGTATCAATGAGTTCTACGTTAAGTGCAAGTGGAATTTATGATTCAGGCATTTTAACTGTAATTGGTGTTACTAACTTGACTAATGTTACTGCAAGTGGTGACATGTTATTTTCAGGATCACCATCATATTTGAATGGAACAAATCTTGTAATTAGCGCATCAGGTGCAAATTTCACAGGTCATTTAGGATCAAATACTCTAACTGTAAGTTCAAGTATCGTTGATGGAGGAAGTTTAACTGTTTTGGGAAATACCGTCTTGGGTGACGCATTAACTGATACTTTACAAGTTACAGGATCCACTTCATTAACAGGTAGTTTTTCGGTGGTAGGTTCTATTTCAGGATCATCATTGACGATTACCGGTAACTCTAATCTGACCACAATCACGGGTGCATTAAGCGGAAGTAGCGTATCGACCGGTAACGCAACAATCAATGGTGGTAATATTAACAATACTGTCATTGGCGGAACAACACCTGCCGCAGGCACATTTACAACTCTTATCGCTACTGGAAATACACTTTTAGGTGATGCCACAAGTGATTTTATTAGAGTGACTGGCAGTTTAAGTGTTAGTGGAAGTTTATCTGTGGTTGGACCTATAATAGGAACAGTTGAAACTGCAAGTAAGGTTGTTGTAACAAATCTACCTAACGCCAATTCCACTTATTACGTTACTTTTGTTGAAAACACAGGAAGTGCTCAGTCTATTTTAACAGATAGTAATGTAATATCATATAACCCCTTACTAAATAGAGTAACAGTGGGTAATACAAGCGGATCATTATTTATAAGTAATGATAGTGGTGGAAATATAAATGGAATTGCATTATATAATAACAATGATAATGGCGGGGCTACAATTCAAGTTGGATTACCGGCATCAAATGAAACCGCATCATTATATGTTGGAAAAAATACTAATGGTTTTAGAGTGCTCACCGGACAAGGTGTTAATACCGGTGTTATTACAGAATTGCCAGTATCTGCAAGTGATAAAATTTTATTTAGTAATACGACAAATGCTACAAGTTGGACAAATGGAGGTGCATTAACGGTCGGTGGCGGTGTTGGAATTGGCAAAGATTTACATGTGTCAGGTTCTACATTTTTATATGGTGATTTGACAATTTATGGGTCAAGTTCAATCGTAAATATTAGTAGCAGCACGATTATTATTGGTGATAATAGAATTTTATTGAATGCCGCAAGTCCAATAATGAGGTATGCAGGTATTGATGTGTATGATAGCGGAAGCGGAGGAATACAAAGTAATGTTACTAGTTCTTTCGTGTGGGACTCTTTAACGGATAACTGGATTATATTTAGTGCAAATAGTGGATCTGGAACATATACAACTGCAAGTTCGATATTAATTGGCGGTCCTCTCAGTAAATTTGGTAATGAAGGCACTTTAACTGTAAATACAATTCCTAAAGTTCAATCTTCTGGAAAAAATATTACAGACAGTTTGTTGAGTGATAATGGAACTACATTATCATACACAGGAACAGGTATTAGTGCTTCTCAAATTACTTCTTCCAATGTATTATATACAAACTTATTTTCAACAAATATATCAAGTTCAATAATCACTGCCTCAAACGCATTATTAACTAATGTTTATTCTAATTATATATCAAGTTCCGTAATTAGTTCGTCCAATTTAAGAGTTGATTTAACTGGAAATATAACTTATGCAACTGGAGTTTTGGTAACTTATATAACAGGTTCATTTAATACATTAACATTGAGCACAGGTAGTTTCCCTGGGAATGCTCCTGGTTTGGTTCCAAATACACCAACATCAAGTGGTATGCCTGGTCAAATAAATGTAGATAATAACTTCATATACGTTTATACAAACCAAGTGTGGAAGAGAGTGCCCTTGTCTCAATGGTTAAATTAATATAAAAATTGAGAGTATGTTATTTCTGGCAACCCAAGAAATTTCGGTTTCTTGGGTTGTTATATTGTAATATACTATATCAATTGTATATTTATTATCATAACTATTTATAATATATGCCTATTGGAAGTCAAGTAATTTATAATGCGGGAGATTTGATCCTAAGCACAGTTAGTTCATCCGGCAATACTTTTGTAGAAACAAAGATAGCAGCTGCCACCAGTAGTGTTATTTTATTTAATAATAGTGCAAATCTTACAAGCGCATCATTAAGTAGTCTTACAGTTGGAAATGCAATAAGTTCCAGTTATGCTTTAACCGCTTCATTTTCATTAAATGCAGGCGGAGGTTCTGGAACTGTTTCTGGATCTACAAATTATATAGCAAAATTTACATCTGCAACTGCGATTGGAACCAGTAGTATATATGAAACGGGATCAAACGTTGGTATAGGCACAACAGATCCACAATATAAATTGGATGTAAGTGGCAGTAGCAGACATGGAGTAATTTCATCCAACGTTCATCAATTTACCGGCAGTGTAAATATAAATGGTTCTTTATTTAGTAATGCAAATATCACAGCGAGCAACATAAGTGCAAGTGGAACTGGTAGTTTTGGTATAGTTGGTATAGGGACTACAAGTCCTGCTGCTAAATTGGCAGTGGGATCAAGTCCTACATATGCGGCAGGTGTGGCATTGATTGTTGGAACTCCTGGTAATCCATCTACATCAGGAACATCTCAACCATATGCAAATTTGCGTTTAGGCACCAATACAGGAAATTCTCAAGTTCTTGATTTTGGTATTTATGACGCAAGTCCATATGGTTCTTGGATACAAGCAGCTGGTGGAGGAAATTTAGCATTTCCTTCTCCATTGGTTTTAAATCCAACCGGTGGAAGTTTAGGTATAGGAACATCAAATCCAGTTGCTACTTTAGATATTGAAAATGCTGTTGCTAATATACCTGTTTTAAATTTAGGCGGAGGTATCGGTGCAGAAAATGTTAGCGATTTATATGTATTAAATTCTTATAATGTTAATACTGGCGTTGGATTTGCTGCTAAAGTAATTGGTGTAAATATTTCTGGTTCATTGACGGCGCAAAATATACCAGTGCAGAGAACTGTTTGGAGTGGTGTAACATCAGCAACCGCTATAGTATTAGGTACAGATGGACCTAGACAAGGGACACAAGATAATGCGTTTCAAATATGGACTACTAGCGAAGGCACTTCTGGAAGTTTATTAACGCAAAAATTTAGTTTAACATCGACAGGCGATGTTGGTATAGGAACAACCGCACCTGCTTATTTATTGGATGTAAGTGGAAGCAGCAGGCACGGTTATAGAGCAGCAGATACACATCAATTTACTGGTAGTGTGAGTGTTAGTGGTTCTGTAACATTTACAGGCCCAATAATTTATGACAATGCTGTTTTATTAGATTTTGGTAGAACCACAACACCATCAACTTCTACAAATTATGTAGTATTACAAAACATTACGGGGTCATATAATGCAGCATTTTTTGATTATTTTGCTAGTAGCGCAAGTAATTTTAGAGCCGGAACAGTAATTGCAGGTTGGAGTGGAAGCGGTATTAATTATACTGAATATGCTACAACTGATACTGGAAATACAAACCAACTCACTATGAGTGTAGATTTGAGTTCAAGTTTCATTAGACTTTTAACAACTGTAAGCACAACAACAAATTGGAATATTAAATCATCAGGAAGATATTTATAACATAAATAAACATAACAATAATAAATATATAAAATGGAAAGTGAAGTTTTATATTATGACAAAAGAAGAAAAAAGAGAATACAATAGAAAACACTATGCTGCAAATAGAGAATCAGAAATTTTGAGAAAGAGAAAATATTATTCTGAAAATAAGGATAAGATTAATTCTAAAAGTTTTTGTAAAAAATGGTATAGTGCGAATCGTGAATATAAGATACGTTATCAAACTGTTTACGAAAAAAATAAACTTAAAACTGATTTAAATTTTAGGTTGACCAAAGTTTTGCGAAGTAGAATTCGTTCTGCGATTAAAAATAATCAGAGAAAAGGTAGTGCGGTAAAAGATCTGGGGTGTTCTATTCAAGAATTTAAATTGTATCTTGAATCTAAATTTCAAACTGGAATGACATGGGAAAATTGGGGCCAATACGGATGGCATATAGATCATATTATACCATTATCGTCTTTCGATTTAAGTAATAGAGATCAATTTTTAAAAGCCTGTCATTATACCAATTTACAACCTTTATGGGCTTCGGAAAATTTACACAAAAAAAATAAAATTTTAAATTAACATGCCATACGAATTTTTAGCGAAAAACGGCCTTATAAGCCAGGGTAATATCACCGCAACTGGTAGTTTAGCGGTAACACAAAATATTAGTGCAAGCGCAACAGGCAGCTTTGGTATTGTAGGTATAGGAACAACAAATCCTGCTACTAAATTTGTTGTAGCTACTTCAGGCACAGGTCAACTAAGAATAGGCGATCTTGGCTTTACATCTAATTACGCTGGTATATCTTTAAATGCAGGGTCGTCTTATAATTTACTATCATCACCAACAGATTCTACTCTTTATATTAATAGACCTTCAGGCGGCAATATTAATTTTAGAGAAAATAATAGCGATCAAATAGTTTTATTATCAGGAGGCAATGTAGGCATAGGTTCTTCTAGTCCAAGTTCCAAATTAGAAGTATTAACCTCTGCCGTAGGTTTGGCAAATCAACCAAATATTATTGGTAATTTTAGAGGTGATACTGACGGTCGTTCTTTGATTCGTGTAGATAATACATCAACAAGCGCAGGAGCAGCTGCTTTACAAGCCGGTATATCTTTTGTTGCATATTCAAATACTAGCAATCAACCATCTGCCAATAAACATGAAGCTCAAATAATATTAGGTTCTACAGGAGCCACTAGTG